TTACATACGAAAATCAGGTTCTTGCTGAACTGATTATGAAATACATTCCAGATTGGAGACGTGTCATTAATGAATGTCAACGATATGGAATGAGTGGTACCATTGATACTGGAATTCTTGTCACTTTATCTGAGTCAAGTATTAAAGAATTAATGAGTAATTTAAAAACTAAAAACTTTAAGAGTATGCGTAAGTGGGTTACTGATAACATTGACGTAGAATCTTCAAAGTTATTTAGAATGGTTTATGATAATATGGTTGAGTATGTAATGCCTTCGAGCATTCCACAGTTAGTACTTATCCTTGCAGATTATTCATATAAGGATAGTTTTGTAGCAGATCATGAATTAAATGTAGTGGCATGTATGACAGAAATAATGTCACAAATTAAATTTAAATGATAATACTAATAGCAATAGCTATTCCAATAATAGTAATCTTGTTATTAATATTTAAATAGGAGATAATATGCTAGATGAAATGGCAAATTATGCAACAATTATATTAGCATTAGCAATGATTAATGTTGTATGGCAATTAGAAAAAGCTAGTAAGCTACTAAAATCTATGAGTCGAATTTTAACGGAGACAATAAATGAGCATGAATAGAAATGATATTAGAGAATTTCTTCTTGATAATATTATTGAAGTAACATTTACTAAAGTAGATGGTACTGAACGTAAAATGAATTGTACATTAAATTATGAATATATACCTGAAGATATGAAACCTTTAAATTTAATAAAAGGCGAAAAGGTAATGGAAAATTTAGATATATTAAAAGTATTTGATACAGATAAACAAGATTGGAGATCGTTTAGAGTTGAAAATGTAATATTAATAAAAACATGAGTCCTTTCGAATTTATTAAATCAATATCTTCCAGTAAAAAAGATATTATGGAAAATGAAAAAGATTACAATGCTTTTATGATAAATCGTGGTTTGTCTTATTTTCCAGACACAGTAATATATGCTAATGAAATGAATAAATTCCACCATCTCGATAGCAGATTACAATACTCATTTCTTATAAATATTGTTAGGAAGCGTAATCGTTTCTCTAAGTGGAATAAATCTATTGAATCTGATAATATCAGTGCTATAAAAGAATATTATAATTATAGCAATGAAAAAGCTCGTGATGTACTTCCGCTTTTAAGTAATGAAAACTTGAAAACAATAAGGGGAAGAATAAATCATGGCGGAGTACAACGATGAACTGGTTAATTGGAAACCAGAAATGATGTTAGAAGTTATATTAGCAGAACCAGATGATTTTCTTAAGATACGTGAAACACTTACAAGAATAGGTGTGGCTTCTAAAAAGGATAATAAATTATATCAATCATGTCATATCCTTCATAAACAAGGAAGATATTTTATAACTCATTTTAAAGAGTTATTCTTATTAGATGGTAAACCATCAAATCTTACAGAAAATGATTTAAAACGTAGAAACACAATTGTCAAATTAATGGATGATTGGGGATTATTAAGTACTGTATCGCCCATTGGGGATACGGCAGCATTAAACCAAATTAAAATTATATCACATAAAGATAAATCCGATTGGGAATTGTGTCCCAAATATAATATAGGAATTAAATGAAACCTGTATAAATAAACTTGTAAGATGCGAAAGGTCTTACATTAACCGTAGTCATGGTGACTACACTTTTAACCTTGCTATTTAATAGGAGGACAATTATGTCAAACTTAGCATTTAATTTTCCGAGGGATACCTTCCTTGGATTCGATCAACTCTTCAACACATTAGCGGAAACTAACGTAACCGATGCCAGAGGCGTAGGATACCCACCGTATAATGTTATACGTAGAGATGATGGTCACTTTTTAATTGAAATCGCTGTCGCAGGATTTAAGAAAGAAGATATTGACCTAACCCTTGAAAAGGGAGTATTAACTATAACTGGTAAAAAAACTGGTCATAGTGATACTAGAGATTATACACATCGTGGTATTTCTCAAAGGGCGTTTGAACGTGCATTTACATTATCAGAGACAATTAAAGTTGTCGGAGCTGACATTGTTGATGGACTACTTGTTGTTATTTTGGAGAACGATATTCCAGAAGAGGACAAGCCTCAAACAATTAATTTAGGTGACCTGCCTAAGCACGCTAAAAAGCTGTTGCTAGGCTAAAATACTAAGGAGCACATGGCATATTCAGACGCAGTATTAGACCATTATAATAATCCACGTAATGTGGGTAAGATGAATATTGGTGATAAGAATGTTGGAACTGGTATGGTAGGTGCTCCATCTTGTGGCGACGTTATGAAGCTACAAATTAAAGTAGAGAAAGATATTATACAAGACGCAGTATTTAAATGTTATGGCTGTGGTTCTGCAATAGCATCTTCTTCTATCATTACTGAAATGCTCAAGGGTATGACTCTTGATGACGCACAAGAAATTAAAAACGTAGAGGTGGTTGAGCAACTTAACTTGCCTCCAGTTAAAATACATTGCTCAGTCTTAGCTGAGGATTCAATTAAGGCTGCAATAAAAGATTATAAATCAAAACAAATATGAATGAAATTAGATTAATCCGACTTACGTCGGGTGAAGAGATATTAGTAAAAATACTCAAAGAAAATGATATTAGTACAACTGTAGAAAATCCAATCCTTTTAATACCAAATAAAGATGCGATAGGTTTTATGCCTTATATGTCATACTGTGACATTGATAATGGTCTTGGTATTAGGAATGAAGATATTATGTTTAATCTTAAACCCACAGAAGAATTAATAAATAATTATAATAATATGACATCTAATGTCGTAACACCGTTAAAACCAAAAATAGTTACATAATCTGTTTACTTTTAATACAATTTATGGTATAATAGTATCATGAATAATACTTTCTATACCAATGCTTTTCGTCATGGAAAAGTAATCAAATATACTGGTTATGAGAATGGTAAGAAAGTAAGTTTTACTATTCCATTTAAACCACATCTATACGTAACATCTTCCAAAAATAAAACTGATTGGCATGCTCTTGACGGAACACGGGTAGAACCAATTCCATTTGGTAGTATGAAAGAAGCTACTGAATTTATAAAACAATATAAAGATGTTCCTAACTTTAAAATATATGGCAATACTAATTATGTTGCTCAATATATTAATGAAGAATTTCCAGGGAATATTCATTGGGACCGTAATATAATTAATGTATCTTCTCTTGATATTGAAGTAAAATTTGGCGAAGGATTTCCTGACCCAGCTATTGCTGATCAAGAAGTAACAGCAATTACAATGAAAAATAATATAGACGATGTTTATTATACATTTGGTTGTGGTGATTATGATGTAGAAAAATCTTTAATGAAAACTCATGAAGTTCGTTATATTAAATGTCAAACTGAAAGAGAGCTACTTCATAAATTTGTATTTCATATGAATCATACTTCCCCAGATGTTCTTACTGGTTGGAATATTGAATTTTTTGATATACCATATCTTGTAAATCGTATAGCAAAAGTTAATGGTGGGAATAAAGAGAAAATGTTATCTCCTTGGAGAATGATTGACAAAAGAGAAATACAACAACCATTCACTACTCAAACCCGTGAAAAATATGAATTAAAAGGTATTACAATTCTTGATTATTTTGCGATATTTAAAAAGTTTGCATTTACTTATGGTCCACAAGAGTCATATAAGTTAGATCACATTGCTAATGTAGTTCTTGGTGAGAAGAAGCTTGACTTTGGTGAAGTATCTGACCTTAACGAATTACATGACACTGATTATCAGAAATTTATTGATTATAATATTAAAGACGTAGAGTTGATTGACAGAATGGAAGATAAGCTTGGTCTTATTACCTTATGTTTAACTATGGCTTATAAAGGTGGTGTTAACTATGATTCAGTTCTAGGGACTGTGGCTATATGGGATTCATTAATCTATAGAGATTTGTACTCTAAAAATATTGCAATACCACAAAATGAAGATTCATTTAAAGGTGCATATGCTGGTGGATATGTTAAAGAACCTCAAATAGGAATGCATGATTGGGTATGTTCATTTGATTTGAACTCACTATATCCTTCAATTATTATGCAATATAATATGTCACCTGAAACTATTCTTTTAAATGATGAAAAGGATGTTAATGTTGAATCTGTTCTTGATGGTAAAATTAAAAATACAGAATACTATACAGCTCTTGCAGTAAATGGTGTTCGCTTTGATACAAAAAAGCCTGGTGTATTTCCACAAATAATTCAAAAAATTTATGATGAACGTGTTGAACATAAACAAAAACAATTAAAAGCTGAGCAAGAATTAGAATTATCTGGTAATAAATCAGAACAATATGATATTGAAAAACGTATAGCAATTTCAAAGAACCAACAGTTAGCTCTTAAGATTCTTCTTAATAGTTTATATGGAGCGATAGGTAATAAATGGTTCAGATATTTTGATATGAGAATTGCCGAAGGTATCACTCTTACAGGCCAAGCAACTATTCAATGGGCAGAAAAATATTTAAATGAATATCTTAATAAGACATTAAATACTGATAAAGATTATGTGGTTGCTATTGATACAGACTCAGTATACGTCACACTCGATGAATTTATTAAACGTTTTAAACCTGAAAATCCTGTTAACTTTTTAGATAAGCTATGTTCTACTTCATTAGAAGAAGCTCTTGAAAAAGCCTTTGATGAATTATATTATTCGCTTGGTGGTTATGAAAACAAAATGGTTATGGGCCGTGAAGTTATAGCCGATCGTGGTATATGGACAGCAAAGAAAAGATATATATTAAACGTGCATGATAATGAAGGTGTACGATATGCAAGTCCTAAATTAAAAATTATGGGTATTGAAGCTATTAAATCTTCAACTCCTGCGATATGTCGTCAAGCATTAAAAGAAATATTTAAAAGAATTATTGAAACTGATGAAACAACAGTTCAAAGCGATATACAAAACTTTAAGAAAGTATTCTCTCAAGCATCAGCTGAGGAAGTATCATTTCCTCGTTCTGTTCAGAATATTAAAAAATGGAATGATAAAGAAACCATATATAAAAAAGGTACACCTATACATGTACGAGGAGCACTTTTACATAATGCTTTAATTGATGAAAATAATCTTCGTAATAAAGTAGAAAAAATACATGGTGGTGACAAAGTTAAGTTTACATATCTTAGAAAACCAAATCCAATAAAGGAGAATGTCATATCATTTATTGATTTTCTTCCAAAACAATTTAAACTTGAGGACTATATAGATTATAATCTTCAATTCGAAAAAACATTTTTAGGTGCAATAGAACCTGTCTTAACCGCAGTTGGATGGGAAAGTGAGAAAAAAATAACTTTAGATTCTTTTTTCACATAGCTATTTACATTTAATATAAACTATGGTATAATATAACAAATGGAGAAATTATGAGTGCAGATTGGGTAAACGATATTAATCGTATGCAAAACAAATATGGTGTAAGAGAATGGGTTAACCATGCTACACCATTTCAACTTAAAAAATATCTAGAATTCCGATTAAAATTTATTAAAGAGGAATATGATGAAACACGAGAAGCTATTATTATGGAAGATTCTGAAGAGATTGTTGATGGTCTTATTGATATTTGTGTTGTTGCTATTGGAACTTTAGATGCAATGGGTGTTAACGCACATACAGCATGGGATAATGTTTTTGAAGCTAATATGACAAAAGAAGTTGGTGTGAAAGAATCACGTCCAAATCCATTAGGTATACCAGATTTAATTAAGCCAGAAGGTTGGACAGCACCAAGTCATGAAAATAATCATGGCATTATTCCAACAGCATTTGAACCAGATGTTGATGAAGAATTAGAAGAACTTATTGCAGAAAATATAAAAAAGAAAGCTATGGAAGCTAATGTAGCTAGAACTGAAATTTCTGGTAAATATAATACTAAATGGACACCAGACGCAGTGGAGAAATATAATGCCTAAACAATCTTGGAATGATTTTATATTTTCTAAAACACATACTTATGATTTATGGTTACAAAGATATAAAGGTAAAACTGTTCATGACCTTACTGTTAATGAACATACTAAATTTTCAACAGAATACAAAAGATGGAAACAAGGAAACATTGAGAAGGTAACTTGAATTATTCACTTACAATATTTAAATCAATATTCGATAATAAAACTCATAAACGTTTAAACTTTAATTCTTATGCAAAATTTGAACAATTATTTTTTGATTTGTCTAGACAAGAACGACTAGATAAAAAATCTGCACCATTAATAAGTCCCGCTATATACACAGAAGATACCACAAGAGCTAATGAAAATGTTTTAGGTTGGGCCGGATGGTGTGCTGTAGACATAGATGAACATAATTTTTCTGACCCAATTGAAAAAGATATTCTTGAACATTATGGAAAATGGAATCATATATGTTATTCAACAGCGTCATCCACTAGAAAAAAACCAAAATTTAGAATGGTTTTTCCATTATCTAAAGATGTTCCAAAAGATTCAATTAAACATTTTTGGTATGCTCTCAATAAAGAGTTAGGAGATGTTGGTGACCCTCAAACAAAAGATTTGTCTAGGATGTATTATGTCCCTGGAAAGTATAA